ATTTCATAATCTCTTTCAAATCATTTTCAACGGTGATTAAAAATTTTGGTTTTAATAGATATATGTTTCTTTTCTCTTCATTAAGTCTAAATTCATAACTTAAATTTGTGACTGCATTAAGACTAGAATTGTCTAACTCTACTAAAGTAGATCCATCTAGATATTTGAAAGAATAACTTGAATATGATTCTTTACTGATTATAATTCCACTTTTTCTAATTGATTTTCCAGTAGAATCTTTGATTTCTGTTGTCTCGTAATGTTTGATTGTAGACTGTTCTTCGTATGAATACTTTGAATTTATATATGTATTAAATGATCTTTCGTCCATTGGCCACTCATTACGAACATTGATAATATTGTTCGACAATAAAACTACCCAATCATATTCTGAACTTCCATAGAATTCATTAGCAACATTATCTGGGCGATCATTTCCTCTTATTGAATATTTTTCAAAATATATGACAGTATTGAAAATGTCATTTCTTATGATGCCTCTTCTAAAGAGATTTGTAACTTTTGCACTATCAAAAGATGACTCTCTTTGTTGTAGTGATTTGTAAAGTAAACTTGGTAAGTATTTAAAGTATGCCATTTTAGTAACCTACATCGTCGTCGTCGAATCCTTCATCAATATAGTTGTCTCTGAAAATAGGAACAATTTCTTGGAATTGCATTTGGATGCCAGTTGTGATTGGCTGAGATTCATCAAAAAGATCATCTTCATCATAATATGAATTCCAAAAACTTCCTTTTGCAGAGTTGTCAACGTTAAATGAAACTAAAGCACATGGTTTAAATTTATTTAACGACTTAAATGATGCACTTTTATCTCTTCCCTTTCTTCTGTATTCTAAGAAAAATACATTTGGAGTAGAAAGTAGAAATGTTGATTTTTCTGCAGACATATTCTCTTTAAAAAATCTTATAATTCTTCTAACATCTTTTGCTTCCTCTGGAGATCTTGGAGTAAATTGATATGTAAAACTAAATTGTCTTAATCTAGGGCCTTTATATAATAATTCAGCGTTTGGATTTGTAATACTTCCTGTAACTCTAGCTAGAAGTTCATTTTCATCAGTTGAAAGTCCAGTGACTTTTTGTACTGCTTTTATTTTTGCTATATTTGCTATATAGGATTGAAAATCTTCATTTCCAACCGCACCTTGTAACTTTTGGAATTGTTCTACTACACCTCCAGGCAATCCCGATGGATTTGTCACGCCTTGAGCTGCATTGACAGCTCCACCAATAGCCGCAGCAGTTAATGGATTTAAAAATGTATCTCCCCAATTACTTCCATTTACATCTTGAACTTGCCCAGGCATCGGCAAAATAACAGTTCCAAGTTCATTCTTTTTTCTATAGTCTTGCAATTCACTTTGTTTTATTGTTGAATATTTACTTCCTAAACCTTCTTTCAAGATTCCTATTCCAGTTTCTGTGCCATCCTTTATGCTTAATGTATTAGCATTTGGTGCTTCATATTTGATAGCCGTGATTTGGAAGAAATCTTGAACAACATCTAACAAATCTACTGGATATGCTAAAACTTTTTGTTTGAAAGTAGATTTTTGTGTTGATGTTGTTGGGGCTATTCCAGTCGATGTGTCAATAGATCCTTTTGTTTTTTCTGAATCTAAAGTAGATTGATAAAGTTGTGAAGCATTATCGACATATGATGGTGTTACTGTATTTCCAACTTTTGTATAATAGTCTGAATTAGCTTCTTTTAAAGATGTTCTAAATGCACTAATCGTGTTTGAATCTGATAGGATTGTAGTCGCTTGAGAGCTAGATGGATCTATTTCTTTTCCATCAACTAAAACAGATGTAACTCTACCCACAGAAGTATTATTGGAGTTTGATTCAAAATTTACTGTTATTTCACCAGTAACTCCAGAGATATTAGATACATTAAAATTTTTTTTCGTGCTTGGTTGATTGGCCATTAATTTTTAGTTTGCCAGAATTTATTGGAGTTCACTGAGGTTTCATTCACTGAAAAGAATTTTTCTGTCGGAAGACTTGAAACTTCTTCCCAGTATTTTTCAGGAACCTTTTGGAAATTACTGCACCCTGCTAGATAATATGTTCGATAGCAATTTCTAGGTATTGATGTTGCGTCTAGTTTATTTAGAAGGGATTTGGCAAGAATCTGTCTAACCTGTGGCGAAGCGTGATGAAGATTGACGCCAAGTATTTTGTTTTCTTTAAATTCCATTATGAATGTTAATGGATTTCTATCATAAATTACTCCTTGTCTTGGTTTTTGTGGAGTGTATCTAAAAAAATATAATTGCCCTACTGTTAACCCTGCAGTGTCTCTAGTATCAGACTCTACTTTTTGAAAACGATTTAATGCATCACTGAGCTGTTTTGTGTACCACTCAGAACTTTGTTGTTTTTTACCAGCTCTATTCTCTATTTCTTGAATGAGACTCATATACCTAATTCATCCTCTGTAAGAACTTTGAATTCCCATAGTCTATCTTTGCAATAATCTTTTGCTGCTTCCCATTTGGATTGATTTTTTGCATATTCATAAACTTCTTTGATCCAACCCTTCGTTCTTCTTTTTGGATTAACTGGAGGCCCAATAACTTGTTTTTTTGGTTTAATCTCAATCACCGATTCTACAATCTTTTTATTTTTATCAATGTATTTTACATAGAAATCTGGAAAATATCTTCTGTACTTTCCTGAGGTTGGATCTTTATATGGAACAAAAAATTCTTCAGAACTCCACTGTATGATATTTTCGTTTAAATCTAGGTATCTCATAAACTTAAGTTCCCAAGAACTTCTGTAAATGATATTTGTCGGATCGCCTTTATATTTTTTATAATTTACTGGGCTGTACTTGCCTTTGAGGGGTTCTGACATCTCTTATACATACTATAGGATCTAAAACTCTATTTATCGGATGACTAATCCAAAAAAATTAAAATATTCCATTGATTCTGTTAAAGATATTTTTTCAAAACTATCACTAACTAGTGATTTTAAAATTACTTTTTCTGAATTCCCAAATAATAAAAATGATGCAAGTTATACTCTGAAAGAACATTTAACTGATGCTGGTGTTTTGGGATTAGATGGAGATGGCCAATTTGTCGAAAAATTGGAATTACTTTGTTTTAGTGCGAATCTTCCAGGATCTTCTTTTGACGTTTACACTCCAATTGGGGATAGACAAGGTGAAATGGAAATATTTCCAACAAGAAGAGATTTTGGTAGACAACTTACTTTAAGTTTTTATGTTGATAAAAATCATAAAGTTATTAGATTTTTTGAGGAATGGATGAACTATATTTCACCTGTAGTGGGTTCTAGAGGAAAAGTTGATTCTTCTAAATCTGGACAGAATTTAAAAAAAAATCCTACATCGACAAATAATGTTGTTAGGATGAGATATCCAAAATCATATAGAACTAATCTTTTAGTTACTAAATTTGAAAAAGATGTGGGGGTATCTTCATCTCCTTATCTTACTTATGAGATTATGGATGCCTTCCCAATTTCTATAAGCCCAATGAGAGTGTCTTATGGGAATTCTGATAAGTTGACAATGAGTGTTACTATGGCTTATCAAAGATATATAACTAGAAATAAAGCTTGATTATAATTTATGACTTTACCCGTTATTGCTACACCAACTTATGATTTGGTTTTACCATCCAACAATAAGAAGATTAAGTTTCGCCCGTTTTTAGTCAAGGAAGAAAAAGTTCTTCTTCTTGCAATGGAGTCTGAAGATTTAAATCAAATCCATTCGGCTATTATTGATGTTCTTGACAATTGTATTATTACTAAGGGAATTAAAGTTGAGGAACTTCCTATTTTTGATATCGAATATTTGTTTTTGAACATTAGATCAAAAGCAATCGGAGAATCAATTGATTTGGTGATTACTTGTGGAGATGATGGCGAGACGGAAGTTCCTTTAACAATTTATATTGATGAAATTCAAGTTAATGTTGATAAGAATCATAAAAAAGATATTCATCTAAATGACACTATGATGATCAGGATGAAATATCCTTCTTTTGAGAAATTTGTTGAAGATAATTTTAATAAAGATAGTAAAGAAGACTTACTTGATTTGTCTTTAAAGATTATTGCTTCTTGCATTGAATTGGTTGTTGATGGTGATGAGTGTTGGGCTGCATCAGATTACACTGAAGATGATCTTTTAAAATTCCTGGAAAGATTGACACCATCACAATATCGTGATATTGAAAAATTCTTTTCTACGATGCCAAAACTTCGTTACGAAACTGTAGTTGTTAATCCAAACACTAATGTAGAAAATCCTGTCGTTCTGGAGGGTTTATCCGATTTTTTCGCCTAAGTATTGCAAGAGAAACTTTGGAAAATTATTTTAGGATAAATTTTAATCTCATGCAATACCATAAATATTCATTAACAGAGATTGAAAATATGTTGCCTTGGGAAAGAGAAATCTATCTTGAGTTGTTGAGAGAACATCTTGAAGAACAAGAACAAAAACAAAAACAATTTCAGTAATGGCAATTTCACCGAACTCATTCTTTAATACTGATGCTTCGGCAATCCTTGCAAGTAATGCTGAAAGGGATAGAGCTGATGCAAGACTGAGTTCGGATTTTCAAGTACTTGGCGCAACTATTGTTCGATTAACATCTGAACTTGGAAACTTTTCTAAGTCTATCGTTTCTGGGCAAAAACAAGAGAACAAAATTTTAGATGATTATTCGAAGGATATTGAATTAAAGACTAGATTATCTAAAACTGGTATAGTGGGAGGAGATGATGTTTCATCATCTATTGTTTCTTCTACCTCTTCTGGGCTATCTGGGGACATCCCTAACATGAGTATTTTCGGTGGTGCTGCCCTTGCTGGTGGTGGAATTGCTGCAGCAATTGCTGCGTTGATGGGAGGCGGTGAACCTGACGATTCTCCAGTTAGTTCTCCAAATATTTCTGGTGATGCGCCTGCAGAAATCAAAGCGTTGATGGAAGTTATTTCTGGGCCCGAGTCTGGTGGAAATTATGAAGCGATGAATCCCAGCACAACTTTGCCTGGTGCTACGAAGATGACAATTGCACAAGTTGCTAATACTGCTACTGGTGCTGTTGGTAGATATCAAAATATGCCTGGATATTTGGGAGAAAGAGCTAAATTAGCTGGATTAGATTACAATAAAGATTTGTATAATCAAGCAAATCAAGATAAAATGACTAGGGCTCATATTGCATCCCTTTTAGGTGGAGAACAAAAGGCCGTAGAACAGTTGAGAAAAAATCCAAGTGCAGTTGCTAGAAGATTGAATCGAACTTGGACTTCTTTTCCTGGAGGTGGAGAACAACAACTTACTGATCAACAATTTTCACAAAGATATCAATCTAGTTTAAACAAGTATAAACCATCAAGTCAACAATCTGTTTCTCCCGCAAAACCATCTTCAATGGTTAAAACTGGAGCAGCAGAAGATACAAAACAACAAGCACAACCAGAAGCAAGACAATCATTACAAAGAGCATCTTCTCTTGTTCCTCAACCAGAAGCATCATCGCCAATGATTGCAGTTGTTCCTACTTCCACTCAACCTACTTCACAACCAATTCCTACAGCAAGAAATTCAACTCAATCTTCTGGATCTCCAGATTCAAAACATTGGTTATCCGATATTGCTAGACTAAACATGGGCATTGCAATGATGGGGTAAAAAGATATGTCAGTACAAACAATCTCAAAATTATCAGAAAAAGTTGAAAAATTAGTTCCAATAGTCAATAAATCGGTTACAAATAATCAAAAATTTATTAGAAATTTTCTAAACCAAGAAAAAGAAAATAATACTGATTTGAGAGATCTTCTTCAATCTTTAAGTTTGAATCAATCTTCAACTTCTATTAATGAAACTGGTGGAGTCGTAGGAGGAGATGTTCAACCGTTACTGAATACAATTTCTCAGCAAAAAACTGTTATTGGAAAACTTACAGATAAGATTGATGAACTGGAAGAGGAAAATAACTTAGCCGTTCAGTTTTTAAAAAAATTAGATAAAAATGTAATTCTTGCTGCTTTAGGTGGCGGTGCGGTTGCTGCAGGATTACCTAGTACTCCAGGTGGGGCTCCCTCTACACCAGTTCTCACAAGTTCTGGAGTTTACTACAATCCTCTTCCAGGAGGTTCTTTTAAGGGTGGTTCAGATCAG